GAAAACGACCTTTAGGTATCTCATAATCATTTGAAAATCTAAAGTAATGCTTTCCATCACATTCAAAACAATAAAGCAAAGGACTTTCTATGTTTTTATTTGGGTGAAATATTATATCACCCTCTTTATATTCTACTTTCTTTTTTTTACTCCAAAACATTTTAATAAATCTTATTAGCGATTATAGTATTGATACCTGCAAGCATTGGTATGTATAACAAATAAACAAGCGCATTATGTATGCTAAAGTCATAAAAGAACCAGTATACATACACGCTATGAACTGATGCCATACACGTGATGCAATTGTAAAATGGCTTGCTCCAAAATTCCCCTAATATTTTGTTGCCATAAAAAGCTATTCGCCAAAAGAACATCTTATAAACAAACAAGCTGCTATTTTTATAACACCCTTGTTCTAAATCTACATGCACCTCTTTCTTTATTTCGTATCGAGTAGACTCATATAGCCCAACGCATATAGCACTATTAAAAAAAGCAAGGTATAGTAATTCTTTTATCTGCTCAATCATATTTGTATGTGTTGTGTTGTGTATGCTACACCCGCGTTCTTTCTGAATGATACCAACGCCGTTGTATAAGTGCCTCCAGGTGCTGTAACGGTTAACCTATCTACATTAGCAAAGTAACCACCTTGCATGATGTATATTTTATAAGCACCATCATAAGCGTTAAAGAAGCTACTAGAAGGTAGCGACATTGATATATCAACGAATCCTCCTGCCGTGCTTGTTACACCTTGTATGTATGCAGCGCCGTTTTGTTTCTCTATGTGTACGTATACGTTGGTGCTCAATAGCGATATGCGCCCTAGTCTAACAGTAGAGAGGCATTCGTCGAGGTCTTGCACACAAGTGTAATCGTCGCAGTTATTACATGTAGCCATGTTGCAAATATAATAATATTATTTATCTTTTAAGAAAATTATTATGAAATGTATTAAATAAATATCGAACGCAGTCAAACAAATCCGCTTTTTGATTCTTCTTGGTGCGGTCATCCTTTAATACCTTCTGCCCGTCCCACTCAACAAAGCGCATATCGTATATTGTTTCTTTGCATTTGTCGGGGTGAAATAACACCTTTGGGTGGTTAGCAAATATAGAGTTACACAACACTATATTCATTTCGTATAATGGATTAGGCGGTATTTTAAATTGTGCATCCTTTAGATTTAATACCTCTTTAATTATTTTATAGTAGTTATAATTCTTGTTTAGCCCCGTTCTGTTTAGTCCACTCCTGTCGCCTGTAACCATGAAGTAGCCATTAGGATATTTTGTTTGTATTTCTCTACAAACATCATATATATCACTGTTAGGAAGGTAAACCTCATCAATAAAGTGTATATAATTAACGCCGTGTTGAGCCATTACACAGGTCATGGGGTTTACGTTAAAGTCAAACGACAAGTATATTGTTTCTCCTTGACGGTATACAGCCTCACTAGATATGTGCTTTTTTTCATCAAAGCAATACATAAACGGTCTGTTAGCTGTGCTTATAAACTCGGCCAAGTACTCCTGCCTAAACGTGAATGGGTCTAGTTGTTGTTCGGCTTCTTTTATCTCGCTCGCGTCTATGTATGGGTTACTTAACGTAGGCATCTGCCATGACTTCCAATTATCGAACCGCTCTTCGTTCTTGAATAGTTCATAAAAGTAGTTGTTGATTCCCTTTGGCGTTGATAAGAACCACGCATCACCCTTAAAGTCTGTTAGCGTGGCACGTATTGTTTTGTTCCATGCGTACTCGCTATTCTTTGCTTTAGCAAATTCATCTATGATAGCCCTATGATACTTAAACCCCCTACCACTATCGGGGTCATCCATGCTCCACATATCAATAGTGCCTCCTGTGGTTAGTGTTATTTTTTTAAGCTGTTCGTCTTTATGCTTAATAATGGGTTGCAGCCTCCACTTTATTTCAGTCCACGTTTCGGATAAATCTTTATACGTGGCATTCCAAAAGCCTATCTTCCACTTATCCGTTATGGCTGGTTTGATTAAGCGTATTGATAGTGTTGTTTTACCCCACCTCCTGCCATTAGATAACACATTGAAACGTTTACTTTCGTTTAATATATCTAGCTGCTTTTGGTGTGGCTTTGGTAAAGATACTACGACCTCATTGGTTGGTGTCATCTATTACTCTTACTGTTGATTCTACCGCTATTCCTCCACCGTGTTCAGTTCGAGCAAGTAATGGAACGTTAAATTGTGCAAACGACTGCATAAACTCCAATGCCTTCGCTGGGTTTTCTTTAGCAACTTGCTCCATCCATTTTGTAATGTTGTTTAAGTTACCCTCAACAAGTTCCTTAAACGCTTCTTTTATCTCGCGTGTTTTCTCGTTGGTAACGCCTTTTTTTCTGCCACCGTATTTTATATGTCCTTTAGGAGCGCCCACAATAACTAATTAAAACTATTATAGTAATTCAACATCAATAGCGTTCAACCCTTTCTTTCCGTCTTTCGTTAAAAAGGTAACATTATCGTCTTGTTGTATCACGTCAATTAAACCAGTGGCGTGAACAAATATATCACCGTCGTTTGTTGTGATAAACCCAAAGCCTTTTAACTTGTTATAAAATTTAACCTTTCCTTGTAGCTTATTAGTATTCATATGAAATAAAATTAAACACAGAGCCATAGTTTGGCCTCCATGATTGTCCTGCTCCGTTAATAAAGACTTGCAATTTAAGCGAGTCTGCTTTATTCGATAAAGTGTTGCACTCGTAATGATATTTATTGCCGAAAGGCGAAGTAACTACTTTAAACTTTATTGTATCCGTTCCGTTGACGTTTAGTTTTTCTTTGCGTAAAGCTATTGGAGAACCGTCGCTGTTAAATCCTTCAAATACTGTATAATAAATATTGTAGCTTTTATTTTTAGTCGTTGCAACATACCACACATCTATTGTGTGTTGTGTTACTGTAGGTATATAACTTTGCGTTATTACCTTCTGCTCCTCTTCGTGTGTGCAAGGAACTATTGGTTCTTTTTTACAGGCAAAAAGAAATAAAGCCGCTGTTGAAAATAGTGTAATCTTTCTCATAATGTGCAAATATAAGTATTAATTGTATATAAATTGCAAAACCTCTTCTAATTTTTTTTGTTCTTCCCAATGGTCGTAGTTTTTTATTGGCTTGTGTTCATCGTTAACGAACAGCCAATATTCGACTTTACGTAGTTCGTCTTTTATTTTTTCTAAAGCGCGATTCTTTCTATTACACGAAAGTTCCAGCATATTCTTGCGATGTTTTTTCATCATTTCTATTTCCTGTTCAGTTGCCATTTTCTTATTTTTCTTATTTTAGTTATTGATTTTCTATCTGCTTCCGTTCCATTTGACTCTATGATGTATCCCTTCCAGCCTGTTTGGTATTGCATTAAGTGAATGATGTAGTCGACCTCTTCTACTGTGAAGTCATTAAGCCACTCGACTTGGTTGTATGGCATCCTGTCGATGAAAGATAGTATACTTTGCTTCTGCCTATCCGTTATCATTAAGAATAGATTTTAATTTGTTTACTTCCGCTTTTAGTTGTTGTATTTCAATTTGTTGGGTGTAGGTTATCTTTGTTTCAGTTATATAACGCTCCCAAAGTATCTCGGTGAAAGTGTAGTAAGTGTTCATATCGCAAACTAATTCGGACAAAGGTATAGCCCTTGTTTCCGCTTTAGTTATTAAACCAAAGAATTGGCTTTGCTTTAGTATTTTTTCTAATATTATATCGTTCATGTTAAAATGGTACCTCTTCTTTAAAGTTTAAATTTGGTGTTATTTTGTTTTGCACTTCCGTTGGTGTAGAATCAACTTGGTTAGCGTATCGCTCGAGTCCAGTAATTGAAATCTCGTAGAACCTGTTTTTTTTAATATCAAAAAATAATTTAGCTGTTCCCCTCATTCCAGTTCCTTTTGGCTTTACTTTCTGAACTATTACATGGGTTTCGTTTTCTTTATATTCCTGTCCATTTTTATCGCTTAACCCAAATGGAGGTCGCCAAATAGCTATCATACCCATACCTTTTCTAAACCATGCTTGCCCACCTGCATAATCCCTAGCTGTAGGTGGTGGGTAATAAACAACTCCATTCTCTTCTTTTGGCATCTGATTAGCAGCATGTGTGATAATACAATTGTGCCTATTTTTTAGCCTTGCATTTCTTCTAACCATCCCCAATAGTTCTTCAATGTATAAATCTTGCCTACCTCCATTTCCATTTAAATCATTTCTAAGCTCATTATATGGGTCAAGGGTAGTAGTATGTACCTTTATGCTTAAAGTGTTCTCTAATGCGTCAATTTCATCATAGAATTGCGTTGGAGTTATAACCTCATCAGGGTCAAAAATATAAAAGTGTTCATTTAACCATGCCATTGCCCTGTATTTTTCATCTTCCGTCATTCTGTTTTCATAGTTGTAAAATGGTTTCATAAGATACTTTGAACACAATTCTGCAACTATTTCTTCCCTACTTCCCGTTTCAGGAGTAAAGATTACATGCTTCCAACCTTTTTTTTCTGAAAGGTTTATAAGAAATTCAAACCATAATTCAGTCTTACCACTGTATGGGCTTCCCATTATGTAAGTCGTTGACCCTAATTTAATTGAGTAAAGGTTTCTAAGACAGTTAAATCCTACCTCTTCACCTTTTACTATTCCTACTTCGTATAGCTTATCTACTTTTTTTTGTAGGTCTAAGATTGTATAAATGTTTTTCATTAGTTGGCGGTTAATCCTGAATTGTTAGTATTGTTTGCTTGTTTAGGTTTAAAATCTCTTTCTCTTGAAGCCCAATTTTTAAGTCTTAAATTTAAGTCCCAAGTTTTTTCCATTTCAAATCTTAATTTAGTTTTTGATTTGTTTGGCTCAGTCCAATACGAATAAAAGTTGTTTAGCATTGATTTTTCATAATTACATAAAAAATTAGATAGGTCGTTTTTAAACGACTCTTTCTTCTTATTTACTTCTTCTTCTTCTTTGCTTTTTTTCGCTTTACGGTCGCTTAGCGGTCGGTTAGCGGTCGGTTTATTTTCCAATGTTTGCAATGCTTTTGGGCGACCTCCCTTGCTTCCGTTTTCACTATTTACCTTAGAAATATGACCTGCGTCTATCAGCTGTTCGTCTAAGAATTTAACCGAAATAAAACCATCTTTAACCGAAATAAAGCGGTCGGTTATTTTCGCTAAGCGGTCGGTATTTTTATATCTCTTTTGTAAGTCTTCTAAGGATAGCTGTCCATTTCTTTGCCAATACGTAGCGCAAATATTTATAAACAAACCTTGTGTTTCAAAATCCTCGTAAACTATATCACCAGTTAGCCATTCAGTAGCAACAAATTTAAAGTATGGAAAGTTTTTAGCCATTATTATAAAAAATTAACCCCCTTACAAGTACTTAGCCACCCGCCAGGGGGCATCAGTACAAGCAAAGGGGTTATGTTATTAATTCTTTTCATTTGGCGGGTCACTTAAATTTGTGCAAAGATAATACTATTTATTAGAATAAAATATTTTGTACAGATTCTTTTTTAAATCTTATTTCAGCTTCTTTTAAATTCAAAATAGCTTGTTTATAATAACTATCTTTTAATTCAATTCCTATTGACTTACGTCCCAAACTAACAGGACTAAAAACTTCACTGCCAACGCCCATAAATGGAGTTAAAACAATTTCGTTAGGGTTTGAGTACAATTCTACTATCCTGTCTATTACATCTAATTGTAAAGGGTGTACGTGCTTTTCGTCGTCCTCTTCTTTGCTATCTCTAAAAGGTAAAACATTATCAATTCTAATGTCATCCCAAACACTCGAAGCGTACCGTTGCCAAATGTAATGACTTAATTTATTTGATTTAGGGTCTTCGTGGTTTTCAAATTTACTATTCAAATAATCCCACAATTGATTTTCGTTTAAGTCGCTTTCATTTGCATTATTCCAAGCCCTTAAAATGTTTGGCAAAATTGGTGTTTCCCCAGCGTATTTTTTCAATCCGAAATCGTGTCTCACTGGTACTTTGTTTTCTCCTTTTTTCGTAAACACTAAAACATAATCAGGCATAGCGGTAAAACATTTCGTGCTATCCTCAACAATAAATTTGTGCATTAAACTTTGTACCATTGTTCTCATTCGCACTTTCAAAGGTTCTTTCCAAATGGTAATACGGTTACGATATTCAAAACCATATTTTTCGTGTATCTTAATTACTTCATGTGGAAAATCCCAAAGCCTACAAGTATTATCAAACACATCAGTAACGTGAACAGCACTAATACGACCGCTTTTAGTTACTCTTGAAATTTCTTTTACAAGGTAATCGTATTGCTCCAAAAATTGTTCTTTACTTTCGCAGTTGCTAAAATCTGCCTCACTACTTGAATAATTGTAAAGCCCTGCAAACGGTGGAGAGTACACCGATAAATCAATACTTTCATTTTCTAATGTCGGCAATACTAACATACAATCTGAGTTGTATATGGCGTACTTGTCAGTTACTACTTGGTCTTTTACTTTGTTTTCCATTTTATATAAATTTAGGTTTAATTATTTCTTTGTTGAATTCTTTTGTTTTATTGATAAAGATGCTATTTACATTCTTAGTTAAATTTTCGTGCAACTCAATTGCTTTTTGTGTTTTCTGTTGCAGAGCTTCTAATACCCTTGTTTGTCCATCGGAAACAACCACATCAATAGTTACATCATTCTTTTGCCCAAACCTCCAAAATCTTCTTATGCTTTGGTAATATTGTTCGTAGCTCCAAGTTGGAAAAAATACAGAATGGTTACAGTGTTGCCAGTTCAAACCGAATGAAGTCATTTTAGCTTTTGTAATTATTCTTTTTATTTCTCCTTTGGAAAACGCTAAAAGTATTTCCTCCTTTCTTTCTATCGATTGGCTTCCTATAATTTCTACCGCTTCCTTATCAGATTGTTTTAAAATGCTGCTTTCATTATTAGTGTTGCACCAATATACACTCGTTTTATCTTTAGCTAAGTCAATAGCTTTCTCGCATCTTTTTTGTTCTGTTTGTTTTTGTTCATGCCTTACCTCTGTCATTGACTTAGCAATAGGAGTAAACATTTGCACCTGACCATTCACATCAATTAAACTTTGATTTTCTACAATAGTTTTATTTAAAATCAATTTTGGTAAAATATATCTTTCGTTTGAAAATCCTATATCGCTAGGCATTTTTACCATTATGCTCCATTGATTTACCCAAGCAAAAAAATCCTTTTCAGCGTGTGGTTTTAAATAAAATTTCTCACCGATATTTCTATTGGTGCTATCAACACTATTTTGATTGTTCTTAAAAAACTTTGTCAGCATATCCATATAACCCATATAACCCAAAGCCTCAGAGCTTGTTCCTAATTCTATAAAATCGTTCGGGCTTGGTGTTGCAGTGCTTAAATAACGGTATGGTATTTTCTTTACAAAGGCTGTTACCTGTGATTTTATTTTACCGTCAAAGTTTTTAAGTATTGAGCTTTCGTCTAAAATAACTCCAACAAAATCAGTTTCATTAAAATAGTGCAATCGTTCGTAATTGCATATTACTATTTTCTTTGTGTGCTTTCCATCCTTTGAATATTCAATGTCGTCTATTCCTAATTTTTCAGCTTCTAAAATGAACTGAAAAGCAACTGCTAAAGGGGTTAATATCAAAACCTTTTTATTCGTGTGTTGAATAATATTTTTAGCGATTGCCAATTGAATTAAAGTTTTACCTAATCCAGTATCAGCGAAAACAGCAATACGTCCCTTTCTTACTGCCTTTTCAATAATAAATTTTTGAAAGTCAAAAGCAATATCAGGAATATAATTTGCTTCGAATCCAAAGTTACCTATGGAATGTTTTTTGTTTTGTATAAATTCGTTATAATTCATGATAAAAAACCAGCAGTCAGCTCGTTATGTAGCAATCGTCAAGAGGCTACCCTACACTTTCGTGTTCGGAAACTTTTACTGGATTTTTTAATGTGTTTTTTTATTGACGATTTTTGATATAACAATGCAAATATAATACTATTTTTTTAATTACAAACTATTTTTTATAAATATATTTTGCCCAGTTCATGCCATCTTTATAAATCATTTCTGTCTTTATGTTCATACCTTCGTCGCGAAGTCTGAATATAATGTCGGCTAGTCGTGTAGCTTTATACATTGTTATAGCGTCCCAGCTTGTAATGCTTTTGCGTTTAATTAAATGCTTCTTTACTTGCTCTTTTTTTGTTAAAGTTGTTTTCATGTTGCCTGTTTTTATTGGTTAATTAAATAATTATCGATTGTTTGTTTTGCAGTTTCAAAGTCGTAAATAACGTGAGTGCTCCAGCCATTTTTAAACAGGCCTGTTAAGCATTCTTTTTGCAAATCAGTTGGTTTATTGGGTTTTATTTTTAACTCAATTGCTAGACCGCACTGCATTAACTGCTTAGTCAACCACACCTGATGAAATACAAGTATATCAGGCATACCAGCACGCACACCCATACGCTTTAGTTTAGCACCGTGCATAGGTGATGTACGTCTTTCATTGGCTATGTGCGTAAACAAAACCTTTGGGTATTGTAGTCTTAAATACGTAGCAACCTGCGACGTTAAAGCATCCTCTTTTTTCATCCTAATTTATTTTTAAAGTGTGTTATTAGTCCTTCCATTTTCTCGTTGTAGTATTGCTCAAAGTCAATGCCGCTTGCTTCTTGTTCATGCAATCTAAACAACACAGCCCTTAACCTAGACGAACGGCTCTTATTTTTTGTTGGCGCATTTAAAGAAGTGGCATCTATCAACTCCTCCTCCATTGTGCTTATGTTGCTATCGGATAGTAAGCATTTAATATACTTGCCACGCATTTGGAATAATTCCCCAGCCTTTGAACTATCTAACTCCTGCGTAGCTATCTTTAAGTTAACAGTGCCATCAACGCGCGATGCTATACCTTCCAATACGGCTTCTATTATTATTTTCATTTTATGTTATATCTAATTTCAAACTCTAACCGCTTTAAATTTTTATATGCTTTATCTGCTTTCATTTTGCAGTCAAGCCAACGCTCATTTTGTGAGTAATCAAAGCCTGTTACATCCACTTTCTTGACTTTAAAATCGCAAGTATTAACTACCTTATTGTCAACAAGTTTTTGTAACAGGTCTTTTGATATTTCGATGGTAACTACTTCCATTTAAAAAGCGTCGATAGTATCATTGGTAAATGATTTTTCTTCTTGTGAAGCAAAAGGGTCTGCACCTTCATACAACGCCTCTAAATTAATTCTTTTGGTTTGGTACGCTTCTTTAATTTCATTAGACAATGGCTTGTGTGGTGATGGGTTAACCGTGTATTGTGTTTCCATTTTCTCACCAGTTCTAATAATCTTAATGTCATACGTTAAAGGAGAACCCCAGTCGCTATCATTCGACAATGCGCTAACCGCCGTTTGTATTGATGATTGTGTTATCTCGAACACTTGCACTTGTGAATCGTTGTAGTTCCATACAACCATCGCCCAAAAGTGTTTGATAGGTTTAGCAGCGTCAATTGGTGCTTTAGGTTTGTCTTTCATTCTAAAACGTAAAGGTTTTTTATCCTTCCAGTCTAGCCAACCGATAATCGGCTTTGATAGTATGCGAAATTTGTTTTCTCCTTGTTTTAATTTCATGTAGTTGCCCCCGCTAACTGGTTGTTCGTAACCTTGTGGGAGGAAGTCATTGTTTGCTTTCATTTGTTTTGGTTTTTGTTGGTTTATATTTGGTTTATTGTTCCCTGTAGATTAATATTTTTTCATTCACCTTTCGTTGCACAAACCTTTTAGGTCTTAATTGCCGGTTAAAATAATACAGGCACGAGCCAACTTTTAACATTAAATCTCGGCTAAATTTTCCAGCGTCAATAGATTCTTGTATACCTAAAGACTTTAAATTATACTTTACCTTTCTGCCACTTTGTTTTTTTGGAATCATTTTATGGTTGTTTTTATTAATTATGGGGCATAATTAATACTTTTTTTTGAATTACAAACAAAATACTTTACAAAGTTACTAACAAAACAATGTTAATATCTTTGTTTATTTTTTTGTTGTTTATTTAAAATATAGTTGTATCTTTGTCGGGTAATTAATTAATAATCTAAAACAAACAACAATGAATACAGTAGTTAATTTTAAAGTTGGAGACAAGTGCCAATACAATAAGAAGTATTCGCAAAACGAAGTAGTTGAGATATTACAAACAAACAGTACGCATTGCTTAATCTTGTTTCCAAGTGGCATTAAAATATGCACAAAACTAAGCGGTCTATACCCTTTACAAAATGTAAAATAAACAACAATGAAAACATACATCTTAATGTACTACCTTAACGGCAAACCACAAGAAGTAATGCGAGGCAGCGCGGCTATTTTGCAATACAAAAAAGAGCAACTAAAAAAAGAGGCGCAGTTTCAAAGGGGGCTGTTAACTATTGTTAGCGAAAGAGGTTTAATGTATAACACTAATTATATAAAATAATGAAGTGTAAATTTAAAAAGAAAATATGGTCTAACAACGAACAAAAGATTGTCGGAGTCGTAGACTTGGAAATTAAAATTGATGAGTGTGATTTTAATAGATTTAAAAAGTTATATAAATATTTTTATGAATGTAAGAACCCACAATGCAATAATTGCGGGAAATGCGTTGATTGTAATTATGGTGAACCTGAAAAAATTTATCCTCACGCACGAAACAAAGATAAAAAGTATTTTAATGATAAGTACATTAAAAATAATTTACACCTACTTCAAAACATGGATATTTCTGTAATTTTTCAAAAGGGTACTATATGGTATCGTGATAAATTTTAAAGATATTAACATAGATAAAAATTTGATATGAAAAAATATAGTATAAAAAAAGTAAAAATTTTCTTAATGGCGTTTACCCGCCATTGCCTACAATCATTTGTTAGCGGTAGTAATAGTTGGTCTGTTGTTGTGAATGAGTGCAAGATAGAGAAGGATAATAAATTGCAATGGGTAATAGGACTTAATTTTTATATTGGAGATTTGCAAACTAAAAATATTGATTGGAAAACAGATTGGAGATTTTGTGAAGTTAAAGATAAACGAAAACAAGCTAAGATGCTCGGTCTTTGCAAGACTACATTCCCAATTAAATACCCATTGTGGCTTACAAACTGGATTATAATCGAAGAGGAAGATTATTACCGCTAACGTGATGCAGCTAACAGAAGTGGCTGCTTAAATAAAACTTCAATTTATAAACCAATGCTTATGCAGCCATTTTTGTTAGGTGCTGTTATAAGCTGTAAAATAAAATTTGCGATGGCTGGACATTTAAAATGTGGATGCGTAGTAGGTGCTTATTGGTGTATTAAGCACGATATTTATACAGGAAAATAGTACAAATTTAAAATATAGCACAAATGATAATAGAAAGCACAAAAGCCCCCAATGACGCAAAACCACTGTTAGGCGTAGTAGTTTCTAATTTATCCGAAAGGGTGATTGTCAAACCATTTTATACAGAATGGGACTATCCTACTGAATGGGGTGGCGGAACAGACAGTATTAGAGAAAAGGGTAAGTTGAACTATGAAGGATTAAACGACCACGAAAAAATGATACTATACATTTATGCTTGGAACTTGTCTGATTTTTGCCCTACAAAGAAAAGTGTAATGAAAAACTTTGGTTGGACTGCTTATAAAGTTGCAAAAATGTATAGAGAATTAAAGTCATACGGATTAGAATGTGTTGCTCTTTTCTCTGAAAATACTGGCTTATTATGTGGTCGAGGGTATCGCTACTATTACGCCTAACGGTTTGCAGCTAAACGCTGGTGGCTTTTTCAGCCACTTGCGATTTAGGTGCTGTTATAGGCTGTATTTAAAAGTTTTGAGGGAAGGAAATCATTTAATAATTAATCAATAAAAAATAAACATTATGAAACAGAACATTTTAGTATTTGATGTAGAAAGCACAAACTTACACGGTAGCGGATTTGCCGTTGGTGCAATTGTAGTAAACAGAGGCGGAACAGAAGTTGACCGCTTTGAACTTAAAAGCAAAGAAGGTGAGCAACTGGCAAATGATTGGGTAAAGCAAAATGTAATACCACATTTAGAAGATATGCCATTTTGCAATACAGACCGTGAGTTGCGTGATGCCTTTTACGAATTTTATATAAAGCATAAAGAAACTGCTGAAATTTGGAGCGATTGCAATTTTCCAGTAGAAACAAATTTTTTGAGTGAAATCGTAAAAGACGACTTTGAAGGCAGACAATGGACAATGCCATATCCATTAAAAGATATTAGCACCATTGTAGATATTGATATTGACAGAGCAATTGAAAGCGGAATGACAGAACTTAGAAAGCATAACCCATTGGATGATGCAAGGGCTTCTGTTTATTTTTTATTGAAATCAATTCATTAATTAATTGTGCGGTGGCAAAAAACTTTTAAATATTGCCTATAACGACTGTATAAAAGAACTATAGTTGACAATCAATAAGTTATAACTATTTTGTATTATCTTTTAATATAATTTGTTATATCAAAATACAATACATATATTTGCAGAAAAAATAAACTATGGCACTAGCAAACATTAGAATATCGGATAAGTCGGAAGCGTCTTTAATGAAAATTAACTTACACATTTTAGAAGTAACAGGCAAAAGGTTTACAAACAAAGAAGCGTTAATTAACGCATCTATTGCAATAGCTTCTGAATGTATGGAATTTATTGACAATGAATCACTAACAAATCTAATTAAACAACAATGAACTACACAGGCAACCACATGGTTGACGCCGACGACGGCAAACACCCATTCTCTCCGTATTACATGGGAGAAGGAGACGAACAACAATTTTTTATCTGCGACGAATGCGGATGCGAAACCACTAACAAAGAGCTGCTATGCAATAGATGCGAAAGTAAACTATTTAAACTCAGTATTCAACATAATAATCAAAAATAAAAAACAAACCTATGGCACTAACACTAGAACAACTAATCGAAGAATGCGCTATACAACTTGATGAACAAGAAAGAATGTTAGCGAAAATAAAAGCAGAAATGAATTTATTGTTGGACATAAAAAAAGAAATTGAACATGGAACTATTTAACTTAGCTTTGCAATACGCATCTGTAATTATATTCCCTTTAATTGCAGTACTTCTCGTATATATAGCATTTGAATCTAGTGAAAGAAAAAAAGAGAAAAAACAATTAGCAAAAGATTTTGATTTTGAGGGTTATTATAAAGAACATTTTGGCGATATGCTATGAAAAATAATATAATAAATAATATAATAAATAATATAATAAATAATATAATAAATAATATAATAAATAATATAACAAATAAAATAAAAACAAAATGGAAAATAAAAAAGAAAACAAACTTGAAAAAGTAATGAAGTATTTAATTTTATCCGTATCAATATGCGGATTAATGCTTGCAGTTTATATATTTTGCAAGTTAATTGATTTTTATATAAATAATTTATAAAATATGAAGTATAAAAAGATAGAAGATAGAAGATATAAAAGAACTACTTACATGTGTTTTTTTTATTTAATTATTTTCTTGAACTCCAAATATTCAAAGCAATAAAAGCAACGGCTAGTCCTGCAATAACATACAGAATCCATTGCCACCATTTAGTAGGCGCATTAACGTACTTTATAGGGCTAACAGTATTAACTACTGTTTTATACTTTTTTATCAACTCCTGCTCGTCAATCTTTATTAAATAATTTAGTTTTCCTTTAACTTCAAATAGCTTAAAATGTATTCCAATAGTATCTATAAATATAGTGTCTAATAAAATAGGTTTATTTATAATATAGTTCTTTATAGTACTTGTAGTTATTGATTTATTAACAGATGTATCTTTTGCATACAATGCAAATAAACTATCTAATTTCTCATAGCGTTTATCCAAATTAATTTCTCCACTAATTTCTTTGGTCGGTATTCTTAAAGTATCTGTTGAATAAATAGTATCAGAATAAACCAACTTCGGAAAGTCTATAATTAAGTTCGCTAGTTTTCTTTCTGCTCTCTTTAACTTCCTTTCGGGTGAGCAATTAATTAGCAGGGTCGTTAGCAGCATCGCTGTTACGCTCTGAAGCAATATTGATTTCATTCTTTTTTTCTTTAGCATTCATTATTGTATTGAAACCAGCATAGGCAAATAAAGGCGTTGTAAGCAACACAATATCGCTAGGTGTTAACTTCATATAGTTCATTCTATAATAATTCAACACAATGAACATAGCACCCCAAAAAAGTATAGCCCGTTCTATTCGTTTAGAAGAAAAAAAACTATCACCGTTAGAAAACGTCTTTACCATTTCGCATATAAACCAGCGTATCTTTTTCATATCAATACATAATTATTTGCGTCAACTTTTTTTGAGTTATATTTTTCTAGTAACTGAACCGTCGTAAATCCAAAAGACTTTTCAAAGTGTGGCGCATCAGGAAAATTTTTCCAATCACCTCCCCAGCTCCATCCATACATTTTGAATACGTATACAACTTCTTGCCAGTCACTTATACCGTCTTTGTCGTTATCCGCTTTTGTGTCCCACGATGCTGTTTCATAACTTCCGTTGCCATCTTTATCAACCAACAAAACAATATCAACTGCGAGTCCATAATTATGATAAGACTGCCCACCTTTTGCGTTGGTTACCTTACCTCCTGCAACCGTTCTGCCTTTTGCATATAGTGCATCTTGCTCGGCAAACGTTCTTAATACATAAGCAAAACGGCAAATTACATTAGTACTTAAACGCGTACATATTTCATTGTAAATAGCAGATAACTCTTCCCTTAATTTTGGGTGCGCCGTTTTTATTCTATCTAATGTTATTTGGTCTTTTCCCATTAGCTTTGATTGTATTTTGTATGAACTTTCAATGCGTTGATATCTAGTTCTATCTTACCTACTTTTTCTTTTATTGGATTTATTTCATTTACAATAGTTTTTTCTAAACTATTATGCGATGCAAGTATATTGTTTTCCATGTCATCTATTTTATTTGGAATAACAACCTTCACAGCATCTGAAAGGTTCTTTATTTTTTCCTCGTGGTTAATTAAAAGCATTGCGCCAGCGTAAAACTTATTAGCTGCAAACAATATTAACCCACTTGTTACAGTCATTCCTACTGCCTTTGCTGCCTCCATTATATCCATACAATGACGTATTATAAGTATTTTTGTTTATAACGTCTTGAGCCGCCAATTCTAACGCCCCAGTACATTAGCCTATTTCTTGTACGTGTATTAACAGATGTAAAATTCATCCACCTTAAAAATTCTTTATCGGCAAATTTTCTATCCTTTGTTTTGTATGTATAAAAGTAATCATGGATAATAGAAGCTAAATTGTAGTGCCCAATTGGGGCAATTAAACTCCATAAAAATTTAGGCACACTAGCAAAGTCTGTAACAAAACCACATGGAATAACAAGCACATCGCCGTTGCTTAGCTGAACGCAAATAGGTTCTCTTATTTCCCAAAGGGTCTCTTTCTTTTCCTCTTGCATATACCTAGCTATTATGTCGCCTGATATTATTTGTATCATGTGTTATTGTAAATTTTTTCTACATCAATAGGAAGTGTTTTAAGCCTTTCATTTATCTGCATTTCAATAAATAACTGTTCTAATGTTAAACCAACTATTTGATTTGTAATAGTAAATGACTTCCAGTCATCAAAAAGAGGTTTTGCAGGTGTTTTTATTTCTGTTCCATTAGATAATATACCGCCACCCATATCTTCGCCAATAGCGTATAATACAGCTGGAACATTATAAATATAGTACTGTTTCTTTTCAATATTTGTTTTGGTATTATTAAGACCTACCTCCCATTGCCAATACTTAACAAAAATAAAACCTTTGTCGCCATTAGGCGTAAACTCTTCGCAACGCCTTTTTACTATCAATCCAGTAATAGGACTTGTTGCTGGCGTGTTGTCGGGGTTTAAAACAGTTACTTCTGTAAACATGTTATTGTATATTTATTTGTTTGAAAATTATCGTGTCAATATCTACCAATTGCTTTACTGCAAAATTAACTCTTTTTATCTCATTTCTGTTTTGTACAAGCAAATAAGTTTGCTCTGTTATTATATAACACTCATCTTCAGTTTCTTGGCAATACGGTGTGAATCTAATATCACCATCGTACACAAATTCGCCAATTAATGCAGCCTCCTGTTTTGTTATCTTATATACAAGTTCCATTATACAATAGTGTTTAAATAGTTAGCAATAGTAATACTACCAGCGGCATTAGGATGTAATGTATCCGTTAACCCATAAGTCAACCCCGATAAGTCTAGGCAATTAGTTATTCCATTCGTTGTTGCTATTTCTTGCGCGGCAGTTACGTATGCTGGATACAATAATGAAACCGCCACATCTGTTATGTACCATTTTTTTACAATAACAATATCTGATACGCTCCACCCTTTTGCAAGTGCAGCAGTTATAACTGTTTGATAATTAGCTTTAAAGGCAACTGTTCCAAGTGCTTCAACACAATCATTTAATCCCCAATTCAAAAACAACTTTTGTCCTGCAAAACCTTTCTTTGCAATAGTAGCACCACTATCAATAAAGTTTTTTACCGTTGTGCCTGAAATTGCTTTGTTGTATGGTGAGTAACCTTTTAATCCAGTTAACAAAGTAGCCCACGCTTGTGCGTAAGTTAAATTGTATCCAGCCGTAATACTGTCTCCATAGAACTTCCACGTAGGCATATTACCTATTGCGTTTTCAACCGCATTATATAAGTCAAGTTGATTAATACTTCCAGAACCAATACCACTTCCAAGTATCTCACCACCAGCTGTATATGGAAGTGTTAAAACACCTGCTAAATTCATCGCCAATTCATAGAATGAAACATTAGGTAAGGCAAGCGAAGTTTTAGTAAGTGTATCCATTAACACGCCATTCCTATATGTTTTTAAATCTGTACCCACCTTTGTTATCGACCATAACCCAAATCGTTGGTCTGCTGTTATCGCCTTATTTATTTCTGCATATGTATTTAAACCGCCACCAAAAGAAGGGTTGGAAGTAAAGTATGCCGACATTTGACCACCCTCGCCAGCCACCGAACAACCTGCCATATACTTTAAATTAGTAGAGGTAGAAAATGCGTTGTAAACCCAAAAGCAAGCATTATTAAGTGTGCAATTTACTCCATGTGTTGAAGGTATAAACCCACTATCATAAGCTATTCCAGTACCACCGCTAACACCACCAAATTTAGTAAAAACTGGTGTGCTTATTTTTGATTGATAAAAACTAGGGTTAACCAAACTTGTTCTTTTATTGTCTTCATACTCAGCAACATTCAAATACATTAAATCATGAGAAGACATTACAGAAGGATAGTTTGCCCACAAGCTATTATACGCAGACTTTGTTAAAGTACTTGGTTGCGTTGGTAGTGCAGCAAAATAAGTAGAGGCAGCTGCTGCATAGTTTTCATTTAACCAACCAAAAGTTGGCGCGCCAATATTTTGCCCTCCATCAAATTCAGCCCAATTGTTTTTTAAATATACAGCCATTTTTTATATTATATAAGTTTCAGATTCATAAGTATATTCAGGTAATCCGTGTAATTCAAGCATACCCCAAACTAGAGATGCAACATTATTTAATGACCATGCAAAAATACCATCTTCTCCAGTTGTTGGATTTATTGAAGATGCTACAATAGCTTTTGATATGTCTGTTCCAAATGTATTATTTGATATTTCAATATTTCCCCACGACGTAGCTAAAATATTATCAAGATATGGTTGTATAACAGCACTAATAAAGTCAATACAAAGATTTGTAGTATACGCAGACGTAAACCCTTGTACAATTTCAGAACTAGCAACCCTATTAGAATCAGCTATAATAACAGGCATTGACAAATCAATTCCAGTAAAACTAATAGCTGTTACACTAGCTGTTAATTGCATTTTTTGATTTGGATTATTAGCGTCGTCAAATGTTATTTTTAATTCATTACTTCCTATGTCACTACTTACTACATAGTAAACATTTAAAGACGAAATACCATCAGACTGCTCAATTAATAGTTCAGGTTGAAAACCTGAGCCATAAACAGTAGAAGTAATATTAGCATTTACTGGATTCAAGTTATTTCCTTCGCTGTTTATCCAAAATACTGCAAATACTATTATACTATCGGTTGCATTAACATTAAGTTGGTTAACGATTAGCGGATTTGTTTCGCCTCCATATTCATCGTTTAAAATTAAAGTTGAAAAATTATTATCAACTATTTCGATAGCCATTTACAAAGATGTTATTATAGTTTCTATTGTAATCGTTAAGCCATTTGCTGGAAGTGATGCTGTTCCAATAATATCAAAAGTTATTATATCCCCTTTATTAACAACAACATTATTTAATGTAACAGTTGAGTAACCCCTAGATGTTTTTCTTCCATTTTGTATTGAAGAGCTCGCTATTGCTGTCCCATTTTTTAATATATTATACCTTAATTCACCACCTACATTAACCGTATCAGAATTTGCATTTATTGTGCTTATTGTGCAATTAAATGGTACTTCTAAATCACCACCTATAGTTGTTCCAGCAAATTGTGGTTGTGTGTATCCTAAAATCCTACGTGTTATAAATCTTCGTCTTCCAATTTCCGTTTCAACCTCCATACACTTTTGTACAGTAGCGCATGTGTTTGTTGTTATTGCTGGAACGGTAACAATATTTGAAAGACCCTGTGGACATTCTAATGTTTTACAGTCCTGTAAAAAGTTTGCTGATATTCTATACTCAATTGAAAATAGTATTGTATCGGGACTTAGTACATTATCTTTTGCATTGGGTAGTTCCGTTGCTATTACTTGCCTCTTTTCAAAGTTAACAGAATTAACAGTAATCAATACCGATTGAGCGTCAAGTGCGTTTAATTGTTCTTTTGAAAGTGTTGTTTGTATAAACCCCTTTAAGTCATCTGCTAGTCTATATGTGATATTTTGTATTTCGCTGCTTATCTTTTTTTGGCTACCCATAGCAACCATTAACATATTATAGGATTCTCTTTTTAATATGTTAGTGCCAAAACCTTGCTCGTTTTCATCGCTCTCTGAATGCGATATTAATCTATGGTATATTGATAATGCCGACCTTTCATTAAATGAAACTGGCATGTAATCTTTGCCATTATAATACACTGGACGTAGTTCGCCTTTAATACTTTCAAGTGAACATAAACCATTAAGAGTCAAGTCCTTTATATAAAAAGATTGTAGTTGCGAATCAATTAAAGAAACTATGCTTAAAAGTCTATTTGCCATTTACCGATTGTTCTATAAATGCGTTTATAATTTTATCAACTTCCGCCTCTTCATCTCTTGACAATCCAAAAATATCGCCCTTTGTATCTGTTAGCCCTTCTATTATATCAGCGTTTGTTGTGCTTGTTGCTTTGCCGTCGGGCGTTAATCTTTTTACATCTGTAAATCCAATTGCTGTACCACCCTGAACAACACCCCACGTATAGCTTTTTTTTAGTTGCCCAGTGAAATCAAAAGCGTTGTTTCTTCCGCTTGCCGCTTTTATTTCTTTAAAACCACCAGCAATTTCAAATAATCTATTGCCATTAACAGTAACCCACTTTAGCTTTTTTCTTTTTTCTTTGCTACCTAGATATTTATTTGCTCCACTTTTTGTTGCGAAACTACTTGCGCCTGCTAATGTAGCACCTGAATTATAAGATAATTTTGAGCCAGCAACTAATTTACCCTCTACAAAAATTCTTTTAAACGTAATCGTATATAATTCTCTTGCTAATGACAAAAGCAATTTATCTGAATTAGACAGCTTTTTTATAGCGTCTTTTATTTCTTTAGATACTTCCTTTATTGTCGGCATACACTTTCTTTTTTTTCTTTTTCATGTATGGCAGCTTTGTAATTATACAACCTTTTTTACCACCGCAATTGTTGCGTGGGTTTAATGTTATTATTCTATCGTTTCTCATGGCTTCATGTATTTATAAGTTCTTTTTTTATCACATGGAAAACAAATCTCATCACCTTGTGGACTTATTGAGTTTAAAATAGAGTCCAAAGAAGCGTCGTATTTATCCTTGTAATATATTCTTAATTTTTCAGTTCCTTCCACATCGAATATACTATCCTCTGAAAGTACTCTAGTAGTTAGCCTTTCTAGCATATAATTTTCCCCTAACTTATACATCAATGGCATAGCTAAAAAATCGCGATTAGAACATATAAAATTCTCAATCGAACATATCACATTAAAGTTTGCTATTAAACCACATGTGTTAGTTCCAAATGTTAAATTACTTTCAATAATGCTAGCAGAATTTAGTAATTCAGCCGCTCTTACTATTGGATAATATGATGAATTTTCATAGTATGGCGCAACCTCTGTTTTTATTGAAGCTGTTAAATTACCATTATACGAAATAAATATTTTTCTTTTGTTTGACTCAATACCATATGACTTATTAATCTCAATCCTATTAAATGTATTTGCAACTGAAGTAAATGCAATCGTGTCTAGCAATACCCCTGTATTATAATCGTAAATTCTAATTGCATCTGTTATAGCACTTGTTGTATATAAATCGACATTGTTAATATACAACTTCATATTCTTACTACCTAGTGCCTCTATGGCTACCCCTTTCTTTTCGTTTGAAGATGTCTCTACTTCGTAAGTTATATTACCGCCTGTGGTTATATTCTCAATCAGCATATTAGACTTAAAATACTTTTGCATTTTAATCTGAACATCCGACTCTAATTCGTTTATTGAACGTGTATAAATTTCATCATAAACACCTTGAAAAGAAACTTGTTCTTCGGTGCTTAAATTGGATAATCCTTTTAAATCAACTCCTGCAAGGTCGTTAAAGTACTTACCACTAATTGGCGTAACTTCCGTGCATACACCTCTTAATGTTATATAGTTTTTGAAGCAATTTATTTGTGGCATATTTATTAAGTTTTAAATAAGGGTGGTAGAATATCTACCACCCTATTTAGACAACTAACTAGGAAGCTGTAGCAGCGTAACGAGCAGTACCGTTTGTGCGGTAAAGCGGGTCGGCTGGGTTATAGGTATCAACAGGAGGAATCCACAATCCATAGTTCAAAGTTAATCGAACATAGAAAGTTTCATTACAACCGTCGTAATCTACTTTCATATCATAAGTTATTCCAGTTACAGGGTCGGTAATTGTAGTGTCTACAGAAGTTCCAAATTGACCTGCATTTTCACCAACGTAGCGATTAAAAGGTACAAGTTGAACCATTCCTGGAGCCATTACAATAAATTGGTCTGTTCCAAGTGTTGTTGAAGCCATTGTGTCAAGGAAAGGAGCAAATCCTAATTTTCCTGCCAAAGCAAAGTGGTCTACACCATCAGCATTGCAACATCCAGTCATTGTTGTGTTAAAGTATTTCATAACGTTACCGCCACCAATAATGGCAGGGTTTCCATAATATTCATTCTTTTCGCTGTAGTCAGTGATTAGAGTTTGAATAAAAGAAGCTAAAGGAACGCCATTAGTACCAAGTGCTGCCAATGATTTAACAGAAGCAGAAGGTGTTGTGTTTCCGTAGTTATAACCAAAGTTCAACAATTGTTTAGAAAGTAATTGAGAATTTAATTTACGAGAAAGAGCATCAAATGTTTCGTTAATTTCTGACATAATTAAAGAGTCATTACCGCCATCGCAAACTAATGTAGCCTCTCTTTTTTTTAATCCAAAATTGTAAGAAACAACTGAATCAACATCGAATGTTGTCTCTAAAAAATCAGGGTATCTTTCAGGGGTGCAATTTCCGTCTTCTGAAGTTGTAACCTCTGAATCTACTGTACGTTGTTTATAAAGAATACGTACTTGTTTTCTTTTAGAATCATTTTGAACAGGAATAACTTGTACTCCCGAGTTATTCAAAGGCGATTTAAGAAAATTTAAGTATCCTAAATTTGAGCGTTTTGTAGACTGCAAATTTGCAGCCATTGTGTGATTACTTAGGTTTGATAGTATTTTCTCACATATCCCAGCAGTAAACACACCGTTTGTGCTATATCCAGCCATTTTATTAAGTGTTTAATTAAATAAGATTTTAAAGCACTTATAGCTTGCAAAGATTAGCCTATTTCCCTTGTAAACGACGCAAAGATTCAGCGTTTTTCCCTACCGCTTCAGACTTTTGACCGCTTATATTTTTATCTTCTACTACAACCTGCCTAACTGGTTGCGATTGTGTATTGCTTGGATTTGACTTCTTTAAATAAGGGGCAACATACATATCTACAACGTCTTTTAGCGTAACTGGTTTGTTTTTTTCCTGTGCAATTAAATCAGGATTTTCTTTTTGATATATATTTAATTTTCCATTTTCGTTCTTAATTAAAAATGGACTTTCTTTTATTTTTTTATTTATAATAAATTTAGAATCCTCGGCTGGAATACTATCGGTTAGCGAATAGTTGTTTATCATGTTGTTAACTTGCCAGTCGATTTCTCTAGTATCCATTGTTTGCTTCCAAGTCTTTTCCTTTTCAGTCCATGTAGACTCTACCTCCTGCAAACGCTTTAGTGTATCGTTATGTGTAGCTATTAAAGACTTGTATTTAGTGTCGTCAACTGCACCAGTAGTTGATTGATTACTAGCTTTAAAGCTCTCGAATATTTTTGGATAAGACATTTCAATTCGTTTAATAGTGTCGGGCTCTTTCTCTAACTCCGAAATTAAATCATCTGAAACACCTATCTCTTTTAATGCGCGTTTTTGCGCTACTTCTGCCGACTTCATATAGCGCACTTTAAAATGTCCTGCAATGTCTTTGTCATTCTTTGCAGACTCTTTTGTAAGTATACCGCTATAAATCGCTTTTTCAATTTCGTCTGGAAATGAAACTTCCGACAATCTTTTATCCTGTATTAAAGAAATATAACTATCCGAAGAGGTGTCTATTCCTGCTTGTGTTGCAAGTCCATCGATAAACTCACTGATTAACTTTCCCATTTTTTAAACTTATTTAGTTGCTTTAGCTTCACTTTTTTTAGTCACTACCTCTTCAGCTACTTTAGGTGTTGACTGCTGTACTAATCCCATTGCTTCGTCTAAAATTTCTTGCGGTGTTTTTACTGGAACATAAACCTTGTCTTGTTTTAAAATAGCGTTTGAACCAATTTCCTGCCAGTCTCCAACTTCACGAATACCGCCACCTTCGTTATACTCTTTTTGCATTTTAGCAAAAACAGTTTTTAAAATTGGTGTTACCGTGTGCGCTCCTGCTCCTACTCCTTTAACCTTTACGATACAAGTATACGTAGGGTCTGCTAATAACTGCTTTTCGTAATCCGACAGATGCTGTGAAGACATGATAATAAAATTTAATTGATAATAGTTTTTTAAAGGTAAACTATAACTTGCGTGGTTAACAATTGCAAATATACAAAAAATATATTTACAACTATTAAATATATCCATTTTCTTTTGCTCTATCAATTACATCTTGTGGAACTAAGGCGGTTAATGTTGGCACTATTTGGTGTTCACAATTCCAGCCTCCACGATATGTAAATATGTTTGAAGCGTTTGTTCCTGCTATCATTCCAGCCCATGTACCGCCTCCTAAATCGCATTCGCCTAAATCCTCGCCATTGCCCCATGCTTCTATTTCTTTTCGGTGGTAATAGTTGCCTGCTCGTTCATCACAAAAACAACGTGTTGAGCCTTGTCTATTACCTAAATATATATAAAACTCAAGACCAGCATCAACGGTTAATATCTCTGTGTAGTTAGCGATGTATTGTGTTAGCGAATCGGAATGCACTTGCTTAACGTATCGCTCTAATATACCACCTTTTTTGTTGTCTCCAATAACGTACTGCTTTAATTCGTCTGTTATATCGGATAGTGCAGCCCTAGTCAATACAGCACTTCGTAGTTTGTCTAATAAAGGAAGCACAAAGTTTTCATCAACACCCTCTTCTAATAAGTCGCGAATAGCCTTTTGTTTAGCGTATTCTTTTGTATCCTCTAGTACTTTATCTATATCAGCCATTTATTCCGTTGATATATTCGTCTGTTAAATAACTTACTTCGTCAAATACATCTATAAATTCGTTAATCTTTTCGGGGTAATCTGAATTGTTTATAGCGGTTTTAATATCTTTCACAACGTATTTACTGATTGCTTTTAAATTAGCAGAGGTTGTTTTTATATAGCCGTCTTTATCAATATCCAACTCCGATAATGTTTTTAATAGCTTGCGATAAATTTCTTTTTGTATATCGGGCAATGACGAACCTAAATCCTCTATCGAAGTACTTATAAGTGCTTCACGTTCTTCTACTATTTTTAGTTCGTTATTCAATTTTTAATCCGTTTAATAATTCTGTTATCTTATCCCCTATTTCATTTGCTAAACCTGAATCTTTAGCCTCCAACGCTCTTGTTCTTGCTAACGCCAATTGCTGAATAGATAATGGTATTTTACCAAGCCTATCGCTAGTTGCTGTTGGGTTGCTGTTGGGTTGCTGTTGGGTTGCTGCTATCAAACAATGTTACATTATTTTTTGAAACTGTTGGTATCATTTTATAAAGCAAAGCCAATTTTTCTTCCCTTGTTTTCTCAAAAAAATCTTCGTATTTATGATGAGCATCCAATATGTATTTAGATATGTTGGCACTTAATGTAGCATCCTGTTTGCTTATCCAGCCATTTGTAGTGCCTATCATTTTTTCGTCCTCTGTCTTACCTCTCAATGGGTCTAACTCAATTAACGCAACATTATACTCGCGTTGAAAATAATCATTTGGAAAACGCTTGTTAATTACATCAATAAGTAACACATCTTTTAATTGGTTTGGCAGGTTTGGCGTAATCTCTGAAATAATTTGCTGTGAAGACAACACATCAAAATGTGTTGGCTTATTTATAACTGGCATATTCTCATAAACACTTTCACCTAAAACGCTTTTATAACGCATTAGATTAATTATATTTATTGAGTTGTATATAATATTGTCAAAGATGTTGTTTGATACCATGCCCAAGAAAGAATCCAAATCAGTGCGGTCTATTGTCTTTGCTACACCGCTTTGGTTTTCACCAGCGTTGGCTAGTATATCCATATTGATAGCAGAAAAACCGTCATCAATAAAGGACTTTAGTTTCCTTTCAGCTATCTCTACTATTTCAGTAGGCTTGCTTACATAAGTAACGCCAGGAAACTCTATATTTTCCCCACTCAAAGCGTCTTTCTTTACGCTTGTAACACCGTAAGGGCTGCGACCTGTTATATATCCAGTACCGTTACACCTAGAACATTGGCTCATTCTGTTATTAGTTCCACATACTTCGCCAATCTTTGCTCCGTTTTGTCCGCAAAGGTTATTATCACATTCTACTTGAATCTCAACACGCTCTAAGTATAAATGCTGAATGTAGTTAGCATCAATATCACTATCTAATCGTAACGCTTTATTCCAAAAAGGCAATACACCTGAAACATAAGACTCATAAAGGAAAGGGAATGTACCATCAACATACTCGCCACCAAGTGTAACAACTGGAAGTATACCAATATCGTGCTTAAATAGTACAGTTGTTTCGTATCTATTTTCTGTAATTGTGCCAACTTGCCTTACTTCTATTATCTCACTAGTAGTATAAATGTTATATATCTTACCACTCATTGAGTTAACGCCGTTTGAATTTAACATACTTTTTTCATCCAGCAATATAGTGTAGTAATTATCTATTTTAAAATCAATTACATTTTTACTTCCGTATATAAATCCATAAGGCTTTAAGTATTCAACATCGTTTGCAGTTTCAATTGGTCTAAAGCATATTACAGCATTAGGGTCTACTAACATTTTTTTTAGCAAAACATCAAACACCCACTGAACAATATTATTATAGTAAGGATAGTACTCTGTACAATAATCCTCTAAATCATCCTCGTTAAGTAGTGAGGATATTTCGCTAGGATATTGTATAGAATAATTTTTCGAGTTGTTAATGCGTTGCAATATATTAACAATCTTTTTTGCCTTTGATTTTGTAATTGGCTGGAATACGTCTGCCCTGTATTTCTTTATATCCGATGGCTCGTTTGGGCGTGTATCGTTTAATATCTTAGTTGGTTTTTCTCCGTTGAAGTGTACCGACAATTCTTCACAATGTTCTACCGCTTCTTTCCTGTACTCCCATTGAATACCGTTGCGAGAAGTTAATGCCTTAACATAATTACTAACTTGTTGCTCATCGCTAAAATCAACGGTTATATTGTTAGGCATTTTATTTTTGTATAAAGTTTTTTAAAGCACGTAGCTTGCTACAAATATACAAACTATTTTCCCATTCCCCATAGGTTTTTATCAAACTTTTTATTAAACTTGCAAATTTGGTTGAAAGTCATTTCTTCTTTTTCTGAATGACTCATTTCTTTTAGTGTGTTTTCTCCACTAGAAATATGATTTACAATAGCATTTGTAACTAACCCATGCCTCATTCTATTGCCTTTTAATTGCTCAACGGTAGCATTGTCCGCACACCAAAAGCTGAAATCTTCGTCTAACCCGCCCATCTTTTCAAAGCTGCTTCGCTTCATTACGAAACACCAACCAGCAAATTCAAGTCTAACATTCCAGCCCAAACGTATTACACCAGTAGGTGTTAGCCTGCTTTCAACGCCATGTACTAGCCTGCAAAATGGTGAAGCGGAATCTAAGTTTTCACGCTGCATACCTTCTATTAATATTTTTAGGCTATCATTTTCAAACTCTAAATCATTATTGCAAAAGGCAATATATTCAGAACTACCCATTCTAGCCCCTGTATTCATTAGTTTATTATAGTTAAATGGCTCATTGACATAAAACTGATTACACCCTTCATATAGTGGCGTTATGTTCTGCTCATGTAAAAAAACGTTATATTTAACCCCGCATTTTTTTAACGTTGATAAACATTGCTTTGTCAACAACTCGTGGTAAGGAGTTTTAGCGTATGATAAAATTACTACATCAACCATTTTTCCTTATATAATCTATTACGTTTTGGTAGGCTCTTTTTTCGTGCTTGTTGTTAGCCAGTCCAATATACTTATTGAGTACTGCTATCATTGATTTATTGTAGTTTAGTACAATATCCGCAACCACTTCCTCTATTGTTACTTCCTTTTCTACTTCTGGTGTTTTTTCGCTCATTTTTGTGTCTCTGTTTTTGTTGGTGAAAAGTAATAACTATACAATACCTTGTCTATATTGTGTTGCGTTTTTATTTTATAAAAAACATCCTTTGCCCATTGTGCATCTTCACCGTAGCTAATATATTGGTAGCTGGTATCAATAGCCAAAGAGCGTTTAAAGCACATTAAATGGTTTGGAATGCGGTAATAAAAATTAGCATCTTCACTATCTTTCCTATACTGAATACCATACTTTACACGCTTATCAAACTTATTATCTACATATCTATTAGCATCAAATGTAATAACGTCGGTGTCCTGTTTTATTGCTTCTAAAATACTTGCAACGTAATCACTTGAAACCATGTCGTCGTCATCAATAAAACAAACATACCTACCTCTACACTCCGAAATTAAATTATTTCTTTTTTCTCCTACACTTCTTTTTTTATTGTCTAAAGATACAAGTATCTCTACGTTTTCAGTTGCTTGTTCTTGAAGCCATTTTATCAAAGGTGTTAAACCACTTTCAATTCTTGTAGTTACCGAGCAAATTAGTATTGATAAGTCTATTTGCATTCTTCTATTTTGTGTTCTTTATAAGACTCGCCAATCCATTTTGTTACATCTATTGTGTTACTCAATGCCGTTGCCCATGCGCCACCAAACTCTAACGACTTAACATCTACTGCATACTTAAACAAGTGAAACAACTCCCTAACTTTATAATCTGAAGAGTTCCAACCCTTTGGCTCGCTATCGTGTACAACAATAATTTCAGATTTTAATTTCATTATACTTTCTTTCCTTTGTTCTCCAGGACTTTCATCAACAAGCGCAACACTATACTCTTTATCCCAGTCAAAAGTACTCCAATCTTTTACATGAATAGCGTCATACCTGCTTGCCCAGTCCTCATTATAATCGTAGCTAAATAGTTGCCTATTATTGTCTTGACAATATTTGTCCAAAAAAGGTGTTGAACCCTCTCCACAACCTAACTCAATTACATCTCCTTTAGTTGACTTTAAAGCATACCAAAGTAAAAGTCTATGGTTATTCCAGTTGCTTATTTCTTTGCAGAATTGTGCCTTGTCCATAATTGTTTATATAATTTTCTTACTGATATTCTACCACTTGTTATATTCATTTCAGTAGAGAAGTTAGGTATTTTTGCAATCCAATAATGAAACTCCTCTAAGCTGCAAATATACTTATATTCGTGTCTTATAAATACACCTATTTTATTTTCTATGCAATGGTTGAAGTAATTTATTATAGTCTTTGGATTACACCCCCATGAAATATTGCCAATACGTATAATGGTATATAAATCAAAATTATCTTTTACAAGTTGCTCCATTTCTATTTTGTGCCTAGTATACGGAGTGTCCTTTTCGTATATTGATAAGGTAGAAAAATAAACAATGTGCTTTCTCTTTTGTTTAAGCAATAGTTTTCTTTCTCTTTTAAATTCTTTCTCGCTATCGCATGAACTATCTGAAACGCCAGCAGCAAAAAAAATCAAATCGTTTCTATCTTTTAAAACTCTCGCGATGTCGCCAGTGCCAACTATCATAGTAAATCTTTTCTAATAAATAAACTATCCCAGTAATTAAAACCAGCACCATGCTGGCTAGTCCACTCATGCTTTACCGCAACATAATATTTTAGTAGGTTATCCATACACGCTTGATAGTATTGCTCATGCAATCCCTTATGCGCGTGCGCGTGAAACTCAACTGTTATTTGTTTTGGAATGGGCTTGAAGTTTTCATCTGAAAGTATTAAGTACTCCGAGCCTTCACAATCTAATTTTAATACATCTATATTATCGTACTCTTCGTAAATAGAATTAATATCTATACAAAAAACGGTATTACCAACTAAACTTATATGCGTAGCCTGCTTGTCGTCTGTGAAGCTAATTGATACAACACCATTGTAATTTAATACAGCACAAGGCTTGAACTCCACTCCGTTTGGTGGCTGCATTTCTTCAACATCGTATGCTAATACTTTACAGCCTTTATCTACCATTGCTTTGCTGAACTCAAACCACCTACACCCAACGTCGATGCACACGCCTTTGTTTATTAACGATTCCTCGACTGAATGTTCTCCGTGTATTTCTATCATTTAAAATGTTTTTTAATTACTATTGGATTAGGCACATCGTTGTACCTTGCAATATCATATGGTACTGGTTTACTTCCATTTAAATATAACGCAAACGACATGCACGTTTCATCGTTTCTATGGCTATTTATTTGTTCTGTAGACGCTTGAAACTCCGTGCCAAACAACCCATCACTTTCAGCTTTTTCCCATGTATCAAAAATACTATTACACAACGGCAAATCAAAATCAAATACATAAATACTACCTCCTACCAAATGGTATCCTTTTTCTAGGCATTGCTCCCTAGTCATTCCATAGTAGTTTAATGCTATTTGGCTTGTCCAATTACCCAATAAATTGTCATCCTTTACAGCTATAACGCCGTAGTCTTTTATAATATCAAAATAGTAGTCTACTTTATCAACAACAATACAAGCAGGGTCAAAGAATATTATTTTTTTATATCCAGCTTCTCGTGCTTCGTTTATTATATGTGGTTTAAACCCATACAAAGAGTCGTTAAAACTCTTTGATTTTAATGGCATAACGTCCGTTGTAAATATATTACCAGCTTCGGGATGCACTTTATTTATGCTGTCGTTAAGTCGTAGTTGTTGTGCAACATAACGTTCTCCAAATGCACACGATACAAAACATATTTTATTCATGCCAGTAAAATATTTTAGGATATTTTTTTTCTATTTCTTTATGCGTATCATTCTTGTCGTCAAATCTTTTAAAGAATCTCAACAACTCCATTTCAACAACTCCAGCGCTACCTATGTGCCTGCACGTTAAATCGCTTTCCCATAGCCTTACATCTACATTTGGAATAGCTATATTAGGAACTTCTTTAGATTGAATTTTTGCTGAACAACCTGCTCCACTTATATTGTGTATATACAATTCTCCTTTTATTTCTGGGTGTATATTCTTATTTAAAAAGTCTTGGTCACTCCCACGCCTTGAAAAGTCTAGCAAATCGCTTTCCATTAACTGGTCGCACGTGGAATACGGCATTAACTCTTTAAATCTTTTTGTGTTAAACCCTACCATACCGCCCATCAATCCTCCGTGTGCAGGATTATCGTTAATTGCGTGGAATCCTAGTCCAGAGTTAATCCACTCTTGCACTAGTTTAGCCTCTCTATATGTAGTAATAGCGTCTGTATCTCGGCATAGCACATGGGTAACTTCGTCATTATATATTTCACGCATCCTCCACATCATTGCAGCACACAACGGCTCTTGCTCTTCGTGAATAGTTATTGTGAATTTAAAATTATCTTTTAAGTAATTAAATAAGCTATAAAACTCTTCATACATATACCTATCAACTTCCAAGTGACTTACCCAGTCGGGGTAAATAAGCCTATTCATTTTTACATTCCAATATAAACCCCTTAAATAAGAGTAGTATTCAAATGCGTTTTCGCTATTTCTATTTTCAAAACCAAATAGGCTGTAAGTTATTTTTTTCATTTTGCCATTGCGTTATAAAAGTAAAGTAGCTGTGGTATTTCGTGTTCTGTTTTTAATCTTTTCAACGCGAATACATCTTCCATCCAACACCCATCTTCACCAAAGTTTTTCTCTTGAAACTTAATATCCTTTACTAATTCGCTTTTAACACAATTCAAATGGTTAGGAGCGCGATAGTAAAATTTGTCGTCCTGCCATGCGTGTGTATATTTAATAGAGTGTAAAAATGGTCTATCAAATAATCCATTAGGTATATACAAACCTATCAAACTCATAACATCACAACCACTATCAATTCCTTTCATTAAGTAGCTGATATAATTATCGCTTACGTCGTCGTCGTCATCAATAAAGCACCTATATAAACCTTGTGCTTGTTCGCCACAATAATTTCGCTTCCAGCCTATTGTCTGCTCTCCATTGTCTAGGCATGGCACTATCTCTACTTCGTTATATAAATCAAACCTTTTTATTTGCCAGTCCAATTTATATTTTAATTTATCGTAAAAGTCTTTCCTACTGTATAGTGTAGGTATCATTATTGATAATTTCATTAGTGTTTATTTACGTGTTCTTCAAATGGCAAACAAGTTCTTTGTTCTACTGGCACATCAAAATAATTATTTAATCTTTTAAAATAGTTTTTTGTGTCATACTCCGAAGCTAGTGAATTAATTATATAGGTTGTATCGTTTTTCGCGTGTGTCCACGCTGGATGGTTGTGTGTAAACAATACCACTGGAAAGTATTTGTGCTTGCCTAACATCATAGCTACATACATTGCCTCTGCATCGCAACTAAACGAACTATACGAGGGGTGGTAAATATACTGAAATCTTTTATAATAATCCCTACCCATTATACTCATTGTTGGTAAAGCCTCGCCAACTCTTCCGTCGTTAAAGTGCGCAAAGTAGTCCGTACTATCGCCCCACTCATTCTGTATCAACTCAAGCATAGTACAATCCCATCCTTTAGAAGTAAACTCCATATCGTCACTCATATTTACCAACATATCCCAACGCTGCACAACTTCCATATCTCTATTAATAGCGTCAATCTTTGAATCTGAATTGCCAAACTTTAATATAATATTCGTCTTATCTTTAACAAAATCTTTTATCCTATCGTTATTCATGCTTAAATCGTTTGCATCTGCCGAAACAAGTATAACATAATCACTAGTATTAATAGTGTTTTGTATGTTATTAATGGCATCTATAAACTGGTTTGCCCTTCCCCTAGTTGCGTACTTTATTAGTATCATAAATATTTTACAAATTCGTTTCTGTAATCCACAAAAAAATCTATCTCAAATTGCTTAGGGTTAAAATTCTGAATTAAGACTTTCATTGTTTTATAAAAATTATCTTCTTTATATCCCTCTCTTAACATGTGACAATCAATCCTGTCTTTTTGCACTTGACTATTTATCCAACTACCCCTATCAACTCTGCCTAGTGGATAACCGCTAATTTTATCCACACCCCTATCTACTCTTATAACATTCTTTTTAAACAACCGTTCTGTTATTATATCTTGGTCAACTTGCCACCACTCTTCCCACTTATCGGACTTGTATTTAGAGCCTTGTAAATCTTCTAGTATTCCATTAATACCCATAATATGTACCCAGTTTTCTTTTGATGCTCCAATGTAACACATAGGATAATGATAGTCTGTTAAGTCCCTTCCCCACGTTGTAATTTCATTCTCGTTTACGCTCCAGTAGTTACTTAACGGCATCATATCCACGTCCGATGTCATTATATACCCATCAACATAATTAAACGCATACAAGCGCGATATTTGCGTAAGCGTTTCATTCCTTACCCCTTCTATTTCTTCTAGCTTAATAATATTGGCAGTTGTTTTTGACTCTACAAATTTACTTTGGTCGTTATCGCCACCTGTCTTAAAACACAACACATCCCACCCTAATTTATTCCACGCCCACGAAACAAAAGGCAAATAAAATAAATAGTCGTTATTGTTATTGCAACTAATTGAGACTGTTTTTGTCAATGCTAAAATTTATTAATTTGTTTTTATTAAATATTTCTTTGTCTATACTGCTATATAATTCATTTCTAATATATAGCAAGTCTTGTTCTACTGGCGCATTTGCTGGATGTAAGTGTTTAAAAATAACATCTTCAAAGTATTTATACCTACCCAATAATATAGCCTCTTCTTTAACGTGGTTGTCAGCATATAAACTATGGTATTCTCTTGGATATATTCGCCCTGTTCTTTCGTAATACTTCTTTCCTATTATACTCATGCTTGCAATCTTTTGTCCTGTATCGCCGTCATCAAAATGCGCAAAGAAATCTGTACTACCTTGCCATTCATCGTTTATTCTTTTCAGCATTGTTTTATCCCAGCTAGGGTACTGGAATAGCATGTCATCGCTCATGTTCAGTAGCACCTGCCAATTTGTTTTAGCTTTATGCACACCCCTATTTATAGCTTCTATTTTAGTTCTGCTTTGTCCAATATCCCATGTGATTTTATCGCATATAAAACTAGCCGCTGCAATAACTTGCTTATCCATTGTGGTATCATCTTCGTCTATGCTTACCAATACTTCATAATCCGCTAAATCGGATAGCGTATTTACAATGTTTTTTAACCCCCTCAAGAACCATTCAGGACGCTCGCGTGTAGTATATTTAAAAAGCAAGTTCATTTAATATTTTATTTTAAGAACTATAATATCTTCAAGTCCTTCGTCCGACATTGTTATTTTTTCAATAGCTGGAAAATCTAATCCTTTATTGCTCAAGTAAAACTTTCTTTTCAATGCACTTAAACACCTCTCATGCTCTATATCTTTATCTTTTTCCAAATAAGCTATTGACATTACACTGTTTATTTTCATTTATATTTTATTTGAAAAAATATATCAATCATTTGTTATTGTTTGTATCTTATAAAAAGACTATGATACCCACCACTACTTCTTTCCTCTACCTCTCCTACAAAATCATTACCAGTCTTTTTATTAAATTCAAGCAATAATTTATCCATACATTCTTTTTTGTCTTTTTCGTAATGCCTTCCACTAAATGTAATTCTTAATACTTTATCTTCACTCATTTTTGAAAGAATATTTTTTTTAACATGTCAAATCTAAATGGAGTACCGTCACCAACGGCGTTCCTAAATCCTTTAATTAAATTATCGTAGTAGGTTATTAGCTTTCCTATTTGATAGCCTCCTGCCATCATCATGAAATAGCAATTACTTTTAATGTACTCTAACTCTTTACTTCCATGCTCCCACTCGAAGTAACAAGGCTTGTAATCTTGTATTGCACCGTAATGTTTTAATTGCGCCGTAGTTATATTCCAAGTCATTTCATCGGGATAATTTGTGCCGATAGCCTTCCACTCCAAACGCCTATCGAAATAGTTTTCTTTCACTTTGTCGAAGTAGATTTTGTTGGCATCGGACTTTTTAAACCATATAAAAGAACTATTGTATTCAGCATAAATAGCTTCACCTAAATTGTATTTCTCCCAAAGCTGGCAAAATAAATTAGGTTCGTTTTCCTTTGGCTTTGTCCATATCATTCCGCTTTCGCTTGCTTGTTCTTTTGTGTAGCGCCTTACCTCGTGTATCTGAAAGTCTATTGTAGATAACTGTTCAAATAGGTCGTTAATTGACTTATCGCCAACAAACAAACCATCACTATCAACGTATAGCGTTTCGTCAAATGGTGTAAGGTCGTATATTTTTGTCTTTAAAAGGAATGGATTGAGTTTATAATCCTCCATATATAAATCTTGCCCTACATATATAACTTTATCGAATACTTTTTTTTGTTCGTCCGTTAAATATTTCAGATTAACATCATCGGTAAGTAGTGCTATTTGAGTGTCTTTGTTTGATAGCTTAATGCTTAAAGCCATATTATAGGATAGGTTGTAGTAAAAACCATCACCCCATGCACCGACTCCAATTAGTAGAATACCTCTCATACTTTTACAAAAGTAATAAAATAACCCACACGTTTACACATGTGGGCTATTTATTTTTATGTGGTAAATACTCCTGCAGGTGCATTGTATGCAACTGGCATGTTTTGCGCCGTCCAACTAACAGCAACATTCCATGTGATAACAGAATCCAATGCTGTTTGCACAACATAGTCCGCATCAATATTAACCGTTTCTTGACCACCTACCCAAATTTTACCACCAGCTGTGTAGTAAGCAAAACGGAAAGAGTTATTATAATTTGCTGCATTATAAAAATCTTCGTTATTGATTACATCAGGGTGTTCATAAGTTGCAGTGAACTCACGTCCAACGTTGTAAGTCTTTTGCAAGCCAAACCCATCAGAAGTAACTACACTTGACTTTGGTTTTTCTCCACGAACATTCTTAATGATGTGGATAGTACCATTGGCAACTCCAGCAATCCACTCGGCAGCGGTTGTATAACCACTTAGAGTAGCGTTGTCTGTTCTTATAAAAGCTACGGCAGTAATCCGACCAGGTTCTTTAGCGCAAAAATCTTGCTGAATACCTGGCTGTATTGAATTACAATATAGAGCCATGTTTTATATTTTATACGCGTAAGTGCGTTAAACTACAATGCTTTAAGGGGCTACCCTACTTTTTTATATAGAGGCTAATCTATTCCTTTTTTATTCTGCGTGTATTCACCTAATAATAATCTGCTTTTTGCATATTTCAATGTAGGTATACCGCTACTCCATTCAGGTGAGTACTCTTCATCTTCTACAGAGTATTCAACACCGTCAATATAAAAATGCTTATGACCTATTGCTATCGCTAAAGCGTCGTGCATATATTCGGGTATGTCATTTATATATAATTCTTTTAGTTTTCGACTACTAAAATAATACTTTATTCTGTTGCCAGCACTATCAATATACGGCTCCTGCTCTCCTTTGTAGCGCGACTTTACTAATTCGCACTCTAAGCGCATATAATGTTTTGGAGGAGTAGAAAAAAGGCTATTTGGTATTCCAAACCCGTTTGTATGTCCATTACTCCAACTCAACTGTTTACTACATTCATGTGATGTTTTTATATTATAGCACTCTGAAAATTCATCGCTTTGGGTATATACCATTGTAGAGTTTTTTAACTCTATCAACTCAACACCTAAGTTTGTTGCGTTAACACCTAAATAAGTTGTTTTTAATTCATTAATATAATGTGGTTTAAAAATATTACTATTTATAGTAATAGTTCCTACCCATGTATTTGTATTTGGGTTAAAATATGCTATCTCGTCTCCCGAAGATATCATAATTAAATCCAAGTTCTTAACGTATTGCATACCGTATTCTGTGCTACCCGAAGATATTGGTGAGTTATAATAAGTTACCTCTGTCATTGCTACAGGGTCTAACTTTATTATTCTATTATTAAATTGGTCGTATGCGTAAATATAAGAAAGTCCATTGTAATACCTCTCAACTAAACTTATTACAAGCGAAGACGTTAAGCTTAATGATGTTGTTGTTATTAATGTATCTGTTACTGTATCAAACCAACGGATGTCAGGGTTTATATCCGATGCCATTGCTAATTTACCAAGTGCAGTAACCTCAACAGCGCACTTGTGTCCATACGAACCTATGGTATTTATTAACGCCCCAGTGTATGGGCTGTACGAGTTTAAACTTCCTCCATTACCTCTTAATGCGTACAGCTTATTGTTTGATATAATAATACCTAGTAATGAAGAAGCTGAACCCATATTTATATCTAAAACAGCGGTCTTTGTGTTGCAGTCATAAGCTGTAATATACCAGTCTGTAATTGTGCTTGCGCAACAATAAAACCAATTGTTTTGACTATTATACAACGATTGATTTTGATGTGTAAAATATGCAAACCTATTAGTTATAACAGTACCAGTAGTTAAATTTGTTACTGGGTTAACAAAGTCTAAAACATAAGAACTAAGAGCGCCTTTACAACCTATAATAAGTTCTTCAGTTTCCGTTGAATACCTAACATCTGCAGTTGCCCTTTGGTATGAATATAGTCTATTAGTGTATGGGACAGAACTAATTGCTGTAATCCCGCTTTTTATTAATTGAAGCTGATAACAACCGTCAGTTGCTGGCTCTCCAAAATTATAATCATTGAATTTATAATTTAATCCAATCTTTGGTTTTCCTGAATTAGTATAAACATTGCTTACAAATATAGCGTCTAGTATAGTTTGTGTTTCTGTATTATAAAGTGCAACGTTTGCATCTGTGAAAGACTCATACAACTCTATTGTAACAGTGTCAAGGTCGCAAAATACTGAATAGTTATTTAAACTATTTGTATAAAATGCAAGTAATGTCCCACTTGTTGGTTTTAAATATACAGTGTAAGTACCATTTGAAGTTGCCCCTGATGGCTGCTCCGTTTCCCATAGCGCATCACCAAATGACATAAGCAGCCCGTCTGTAGTGTCGCCGCCAAAACTACTAACTGTAAATGTAATTTTATATGTCCTATTTGCTATTATAGTGAACGCTTGTGATAAAGAAGCAAATACTGATGTCGTTACAAATCTAGCTTTCCCAGAGCTCCAAACCCAACCTCCAACAGAAGATACAGTCCAACTTGTTAGATTAGAAGTAAAATTTGGATTTGCGACAGTTACATCGCTAGTTGATGGCTCAAAATAAAACTCAAAATCATCATCCCATTGCGCTAATTGACAAAACTCTCTCTTATCATAATCAAAACAGTCGTCTGTAACATTGTTAAATTTTACAGGAAAATTATCTAAAAATATTCTATCTGTTGCCATTAGCTTGAAAGTAGTTTAAAGTCCGTTAGTCCTGTTTTTATATCGTAGGACGCTTCTAATACAAATCCTGTTTTACGAGTTGCTGGTGTGCCATCGGTGTCGAACTCTATTGTGTTGTACGCTTGATTTATCAAATCAAATTGTGCCTTTGTGAGCGGGTATTTGAAGGTGTATATTAATGGTCTATTTTCGTTTGATTTTATAGCTTCCGTAATTGGAGTGTTTACAACTTGTCCATTTGGGGTTGATATAAAATCAGTATTTAATGTGTATAAATGGCGCGTTAAATTATCTAGTGTATCTATATTATAGTTATAGTCTCTATCACCACTACCAGTGTTCTTTGTAATAGTACCGTCCGTTTCAATCCATCTTAATACATTTGCGTACTTAGTGTCTGTATACGTTCCTGCATAAAAACCTTTTATAACGCTAGACTTTTGTATGTAATCTGATACTAGTTTTAAATCGTTTTTTGCGCATAAATTACTTGTAAAATATTGCTCACCTCCAGGGGTGTCGTAGTTTGTGTTGGCTGGAGTATCATCAATGTGCTTATATCCAATACTTATAGTCTTATAGATTGAATTTTCATCGAAAGAAAACTCCAAATCGTTGACATAATTTATAGACAATACTGTGACTGAATTATAATAATCATTCTTTGGCTCAACTACAATAGTAGGGAATACTGTTGTATTGTCTATTGAAAAGGTTATATTAAATAAATTATTTAACTCTCTAAATAAATCCTCAAAAGATAATTTTTCATAATTTGGATTTATTAGTCCAAAATATTGAAATATACCTGTGTCAAAGAAATCACTTTTAAAATAGAACCTATACTTGTTTGACTGATAAACAATATTTTTTAATACAGCACCAACTCTGTAGACTAAATTGCCATCATACAATCCTCCAGTTGGATATACTCCGGAATCGTCATTGAAATTAATCAACATATCTGTGTTTGGAGCTGCTTTTGGATAGTTGTTTCCAGCGTCTTGGTAATATATTGAATTAACATCACACTTTACTTCTTTATTATTTAAAAATATAAGCGACGAATTTGAGTCCTCTATACTTATTGATACTTGTTTTCTTGTTAAATTAAACTTGCAGTCTTTTAAGTATATAAACCCTGTAAAATAATCCTCGTACAGTCCAGTGCTGCTATTATAGTAATCTATTTTTATTTCTATCTCTCCACAAAAACCATTTAATAAATATTGGTTGTATAAATATTCGTAGCCATCATTAATAAATGTTAAATCAGTAATATAATTTACAATAAGTCCATTTAGTATATTATCTCTTTTTTTTGTTATTTTAGCTTCTTCCCATCCTATTGGCTCTGTAATAAGTGGCGCATTCCAAATGTTTTTATATATCTCTACGTTATCAATTGCGCTTCGCTCACCGTTATCTGCATAAAAAAGAAAGTCGTTTCCATTGGCACAATAAACACTTTTATGAATCTGTTTAACAAATGTTGTTGAATCGTTTTGGTCATAATCTTTAAATGGAGTAAAATATAAACCACCAAAACTCCACGAAACTCTGCCTCTGTTATAAGTTCCGCTTCCAGCTGTAGCCCTTTTTAAATCATAAGAAAAGTAGTAATTTTCTCCTTCCGTTAATATATTGCTTTGCTCAAGACGGCAATTAGCGGATAAATCATTTATAAGCAATGGAACACTAAAACTAAACTCTGCGGTGTTAGAAACACTCGACCACCCTGTATTTGCACCAACACTCCATCCAGTCAACGACCCTGTAAACGTTCCATTTGTTACAAGATTTGTTGTAGTATCAGGTGTTTTGCCTAAATAAAACTTATATTTAGCTGGTTGTACCATTAGTTCCAAGTCCTTTTAACACTCGATTTGTTTATTTCGCTTGCTATACGTTGCGCCAAATAGTCTGCATTACCTAACTCTACCTCTTTATTACGCCTCATCACCCTACTCAATGCGTATTCGTCGGGAAAGTCTGTTTGTAACTTAATACTTTGTGCCATGTTGTTAGCTAGTCCAATATCCTTTAGCTTCATATTAACCATTGGGTTAACGTATTTCTCGGATAAATAAGCGTCTAACTTATCGTTTCGTATTGAAGTTAATAACGCCTTATGCTTTTGCGTTTCATCTGCAGTCATTACGCTCTCTCCACGTGACAACATCGCTGGTATACTATCGCTTGTGCCAGTTCCTTTACCTTTTAAATCAATTACGCCTTCCGCAAATTTTGGCAAAGGTCGCGCAATAATAGCAGCTGCTTGTATTGCGCCAAGTGCAGTTATTAACAACCCAACTGGCGTAATGAATCCAGCCTTTGATGCCGAAACTATTGTATTTATTGCCAAGTTAAATAACGCCTGCTCTTTATCTCTTTTAGCCTGCTCTACAGCTACCTTATTTCTTTCTGCCGTTACTCTATCGTCTATTAATTTATTTTGTGCTGCTGCCTCTTCAGCTGTTAATAAACCAGCCTTTACTTTATCAATGTTTATTTGCTTCTCTTTGTCGGCATCTAATTGTTGTTGTGCCAAATCCGCTTGCGCTCGTTGGGTTCTTAAATCAAATAAAGCATTAACAGTTGTTGTCGCCAATTCAATTTCTAATTCGTCTTGTCTTTTTTTGTCCTCTATCTCTTTGTCTAGTTGGGCTTGAAATTCTTCAGCGTCTTTTTCTCTCTTAGCATTATACGCTTCTTCTTTTAATTTTGCCAACTCTTCTTTTTTCTTTTCAGCTTCTTTTTCTGCATCCTCTTTATCTTTTTGCGCTTTAGCATCAGCGTCTGCTTTTATTTTTGATTCTTTATCTTTAAACTCTTTTACTTTTTGCAGCTGTGCATCATAAGCAGCCCTTTCTGAATCTTCTTTTTCTTTTCTATTTTTATCC